GGCGTCGATCAGGTCTTGGTCGAGCGTGATGCCCTCGTAGACCGTGCCGAGATAGCTCTCAGGCGTGCGGTCGGTCGTCAGGATCTCCGCGATGACGTTGTGGAGCAGCGTGCCCTCGTCCGCGTATTTGCTGGACGGCTTGGGCGGCATCTGCTGGACGAGCTTAACCGAGCCGGGGCAGGCCATGACGCGCTTGGCTGTGGAGCCGCCGACGATAGAGGAGTGTTGGGCCATTCGTGAACCTTCCTGTGTTTTTGACAAGACGGACACTAGACAATCTTTTGCAGTCATGCAATACCTTTTTTTATGATTCACTATCACGGCCTCCCCATAACGCCCGCCATTGTCGCCGTAAAAGCCGTCGAAGCAGGACATGCGTTTGTCAGTTTCCGACACTGCGATCAGTTGCCAGTGGCGGTGGAAGTGTGCCAATCGTTTGCAATTGACAACGGCGCGTTCTCAGCGTGGAAAAGCGGGCATCCAATTCAAGATTGGTCCGCTTTTTACGAATGGGCGGCGCAATGCCAGCGCATACCGTCTTGCGATTTTGCGGTCATTCCCGATGTCATAGACGGTGACGAAGAGAGCAACGACGTGCTGCTGGACACTTGCCCGCTGCCGTTTTGGTTTGGCGCGCCTGTCTGGCACATGCACGAGTCGTTAGACCGGTTGGAACGCCTTGCGTTGCAATACCCGCGCATTTGTTTAGGCAGCTCAGGCGCGTACGCAACGGTAAATTCGCGCGGATGGTGGAAACGCATGGACGAAACTATGCGTGTTGTCTGCACTCGTGACGGCGAGCCGTTGGTAAAATTACACGGGTTGCGGATGCTAAACCCGAAAGTGTTTACGAAACTCCCCTTGAGCAGCGCCGATAGCACAAATATCGGGCGCAACGTGGGGATAGATAAAGCTTGGACTGGGACGTACGCGCCCCCAAGCAAATCGGTGCGCGCGCAGGTCATGCGCTCACGTATAGAGGCACATAACGCGCCTAGTCGTTATAAATTTATGGAGAAATGACATGCTTTTAAGTTTGGCGTTGGCGGCGTACGCGAGCGCAATCATTGGGGCTAATTTGCTGGTCGCAACTTTTGGCCCCAGCATAACGCCTATCAATGCCTTCGTGCTGATAGGGCTGGATTTGGCGTTGCGTGATTGGCTGCATCTGCGCCTCTCGCCTTGGCGCATGGCGTTGCTGATACTTACGACCGGCGGCGTGTCGTATTTGTTGAACCCAACCGCAGGTGCCATCGCCGTTGCTTCGGCCACCTCCTTCATAATTGCCGCTTTAGCGGATTGGTGGGTGTTTGCGAAACTGCAAGGCAGTTGGCAACGCCGGGCGAACATCTCAAACGTCTGCGGCGCGGGCGTAGACAGCCTGTTGTTCCCAACTTTGGCTTTCGGCGTGCTTATGCCTGAAATCGTGTTGGCGCAGTTTGCAGCGAAAACCTTTGGCGGGGCTTTGTGGACTTGGGGGTTGCATCATGTTGGAAAAAGAAATTGAAGCCTACTTCATCTGGACGGTCGCCCGCATGGGCGGGCGGACATACAAGTTCAAGTCGCCCACGCTGCGCGGCGTGTCGGATCAGGTGGCGTGCCTACCTAACGGCCAGACGTGGTTCGTGGAGCTGAAGAAGAAGGGCGGGCGGCTGGCACCGCTCCAGACGAAGTTTGCCGCTGACATGCTGGCGTTGGGGCAGGACTACGCCTGCCTGTGGTCGCGCGAAGAGATCAACGAGTGGGCGCGGGAGACGGGATGCTGAAGCTCAGACCGTACCAGGACGACGCTGCCGACTTCCTGTTCGAGCACGACACCGCCATGATCCTCGCGCCGGTCGGCGCGGGCAAGACCGCCATCACGCTGACCGCGCTGGCGGCGGCGGTGTCGGACGGCTACGCCCGGCGCTGGCTGATCCTCGCGCCCAAGCGGGTCTGCACCGACGTGTGGCCGGTCGAGCGGCCCAAGTGGGCGGCGGGGCTGACGATGGCGCTGGCGGTCGGCACACCGGCACAGCGGGCGGCTGCGCTGGCGTCCGACGCGGAGGTGGTCGTGATGAACTACGACAACATCCAGACGCTGACGGAGGCCGACATGGCCCGCTTCGACGGCGTGGTGTTTGACGAGCTGACGCGCGTCAAGAACCCCAGCGGGAAGCGGTTCAAGGCGCTGGAGAAGCTCCTCAAGGGCGTGCGCTACCGTTGGGGCTTGACCGGGTCGTTCACGTCCAACGGTCTGGAGGACGTGTTCGGGCAGTGCAAGATCGTGGACCAGAAGCTGCTGGGCCGGTCCAAGGGCGCGTTCCTGCAACGCTACTTCGTCTGCATCAACCGCGACTTCGGCGAGTGGTCGCCCCGCAAGGGATCGCTGGAGCAGATCATGGCAACGATCAAGCCCGCGACGTTTGTGCTGGAGCCTGGCGTGTACGCCGACAAGCTGCCGCCGCTCCACACGGTCGAGCTGGCGTGCGACATGGCCGACATCAGGCCCTACAACGTCATGAAGCGCGACCTGATGCTGGAGTTGGGATCGGCGCAGGTCATCGCGGCCAACGCGGCCGCCGTGACGAGCAAGCTGCAACAGATGGCGTCTGGGTTCGTCTACCACAGCACGTCAACCGCCAGCGACAGGCCGGGCAAGTTCGACGTGGACAAGCGCGCGATCTGGATCAGCGGCCACAAGTTCGACCGGCTGGCCGAGCTGCTGGACGAGAACCAGCGGGCCAACACCATCGTCGTCTACAACTACAAGGAGGAGCTGGCCGAGCTGCGCCGCCGGTTCCCGCACGCCCAGACGATTGACGACGCCCGCGCCATCGAACGCTGGAACGCGGGTCAGATTGAGCTGCTGCTGATCCACCCCAAGTCGGCGGGCCACGGCCTCAATCTGCAACACGGCGGCAACAAGATCGTCTTCGTGTCGCTGCCGTGGTCGTTGGAGCTGTACGAGCAGACGGTCGGACGCCTGCACCGGGGCGGGCAGACGCAGCCGGTCTGGTGTTACCTGCTGCTTTGTAATAAGACTATCGACGAACGGATCTGGTCCGCCCTGCGCGACAAGCGCGCGATCTCGGACATAGCCCTAGAGGAACTGAAAGCATGACACTCAATTGGCGCGATCTAAACAAGAAGCTGCCGTCGCTGTCCGAAGCGGCGGTCCAGCAGTTGCTGCATGACGAGCTGGTCGGGATGCGCCGGGGCACCGTCGTCGTACGGCTGCACCAGCGGTTCACGGCCCTGCGCGCCACACGCGAGCGTGACGAGCTGCTCGCTACGCTCCGGGCCGCGCAGCCATCTCCCTAGCCTGCACTTCCACTTCGTTGACGCGGCGTATCCAGCCGCGCCCGAAGGTCTTGTAGGTCGAGAGCCGGACCAAGAACTGCACACGCTCGCGGCACAGGTTGTCAATGACGACGCCCGGCTCGATCATGCTGACGGCCTTCAACGTGCGCGGGCCGATCATGCCGTCTGTCGGGACCGCCAGCGACGATTGCAGCGTCCTGATGGCGCGCACGGGGCCGGAGTTCACCGCGAAGTCGAACATGGCGAAGTCCACGCCTGCTGGCAGGTCATCGCCACGCACGGCGTCCCAGTACCGCTCCTTGTACAGCGGCGCGACCTTGGCAGGCGTCAGCGCCCGCATCTGCGACTCCGTCACGTCGCAATCAACGTAGGACTCCCACGTCGCCTTGGTGACGCCGAGGTTTGTCATGCCTCCAGGATCTTTCGGATTGCAGACGTAGCCGCCCTCATGCGCGAGCATCAGCTTCAAAGAACGGTCGAAGTTGGATTTCATTTGGACGCCACTCCCTTAACCTTCTCCAGCGTGCGAAGCCCACCCATTCCGAGCAGCGCGAAGACCAGCTCCCACAGCATCCCATCGAGCTTGGGAGGTGCCGCCAGCGTGATGTGCAGGCTGGTGGCTACCCACATCAGCAGGGGCGATGCAACGTACTGGTAGGCCAGCGCAGCGCCGCAGACCCAGCCAATGAACGGACGCCAGCCCGACACGAACAGGTTCGGGTTGGCCGCCTCGACAACGTTGATGTCGGTCTGGCCCTTGTCCCACGCCTGAAGGCTGGAGCGCAGCTCGCCCTCCGCCTTGGCCTTGGCCTGCGGATCTGGAACAAACTTGTCGAGGACCTTGAGCGCCGCAGCGATGGCGTCGTCGATGCCGAAGCTCATGGCTTGTCCGCCTTTGCGTCTAACTTGTCGTAGATGCGCTGGAACATGTCCTCGATATGTTTCATCCGTGCGTCGATGTCCACGCGGGGGACGTAGGTCTTGGGCAGATCGACCTCAATCCGGTGGATGTCCTCGCGCAAGTCCTTGACCGCGCCCCACAATTCGCGGGCCAGCCAGCCCACGACCGAAAGGGTAAGACCTCCGGCGATATTGATAAGCGTCTGAGGTTCCATGTCACCGGCCTGCATCTGGGTTAGAAGACATCTGCGACGCAGCAATGCCAGCAGGCCGCGTACCATACCGGCTAAACAAAGCGTTTCGGCTTTCTTTTTCGGCTTGCTTCTGCAACGTGCTGGAGATTGTCTGCGCGGCCAACACAGGGTTAGACAATTCCCGCGCCAACTCAAGCGCAATCTTGTCGTCCATTTTGCCGGTCAATTTCTTAAATATGTAGCCGACAGAAGACGCGACCAACTGGCCTTTACCCGGCACTGCCGCTGAAGTTAAACGCGCGCCGGGGATTGCGGCGGCATCAGTCACAAGATTTTGTTTTCCTGCGCCGCCTGCTCCAGCGGCCGCTAGCCGTTGGTATTCCGCCGCGCGTGCTAGATCATCACGCACCGCATTGACAGCGGTCAACTGCGAGGGGTTCATCTTGGCGGTCAATTCATCAATGCGTTTCTGAACTGCCAGCGCGTTGGCACCGGGCGGCAACGGCGGAGCGAGTTTGTTACCGCTAGCCGTTGCAAGCGCCTGCACCTCTTCCAGCCGCTTCGCATCCGCGCCGATCTGCGAGAATTTGTTTTTTAAGCCCATCCCGGCGTCGTCAAGGATAGCCAAGGGCCGCGCGTATTCCTTTACGAACGCCGCGTGTTTGGCGGGGTCAACCGCGCCCGTAACGGCGTCCGTGACCTTCCGACGATACAGGTCTTCAATGCCCGCGCTGGCGATTTTGGTCGCGTCCGCGTTGCCGCCAAACAAATTTACAAATTGTTTGGCTTCGGTCGCGCCGCCAGGGGTAAAGTATTTGCTGATGACATCTTCGGCGCGGATTTTTTGCTCGTTAAACGCGCCTTTTGCGAGCACTTGCGCGTTTACGCCTTCCTTAAAGCGCGGCGCGTATTGGGTACGGTAAAGGTTAACCGCGCCCGCGTACGCCGTTTTCGCTTCATCCGGCAGCGTTGTGCTTTTGCCGACAGCCTCGTCTATGGCTTCGTGCAATTGCCGCAGCTCGCGCAGCCTTGTCGCTTGCGCGGGATTGGCGTTGGCAACATTTGCGCTGGCAATATCCTTGTTGATGGCTTTACGCAGCGCGTCCAGCTCTTCAAGCGTAGCCGTAGAGGGTGCTGGCGCACCCGGCTGCGTATACCCGCCGCGCTCGCCCAGAGGTACAAATTCTTCCGTAGGCTTGCCTTTGAGCTTTAGCAGTTTCTTTACGATGTCAGGCTGATCGGGGACGTTAATCTCCGCCAAAGGTTGGCCGAGGATGTCTTCGGCCTTTTTGATGACATTGCCGATTTCTACCTTAGCGTTTGGCGCAATTGCAAAAGCATCGTCGTAAGCTTTTTTAACTACGACTTTAAGAGCAGCCTTTTCTTTGTTGGCGATGTCTTTAAGGCCCGCGCCGATAACGTCGGGGTTTTCCGTCACAAGTCCGTTGTCAATGCGCGCGGTCAAATCCGCAATTTTCTTTTGTTTTGATGTTTCGGCAACGCCCTGCACCCGCGCCTCTTGCGCAAGGCGGGCTTGGTTAGCCTGCGCTTCCTGCGCCGCTCTCTCAGTAGCAAACGCGGGCGTGTTGCGGAGGTCTTCAACGGCTGCCGCGAACTTGGCCGACCCTACCGGCGCGGTTATCTCGCCAACATGCGGCGCGGTTCCGGGCACAATAGTGGCTTCAGGCCCGCGCAAAGCGTTAAGGATGGCTTTGCCTTTGCCTTCCATCATGTCGAGCAGCGTGTTGCCTTTTACGTCAGACAACCGGCTGAAATAATTGTACACGCCTTTGGCGGCAGGAGCGGCGATGGTAGGCACCGCAGCGCCAATTAACGCGCCAGTTTCGCCAGTACCAGGCTCAACAGCTTCTGCGGCCAAGCCGCCGGTAACGCCGCCGCCGAGGGCTTTGGCCCCAAGGTTAGCCGCGCCGGTCGTTCCGGTGCGAAAACCGCCGGTCTCCAACGAGGTAGCAACGGGGGTGAGAAACCGCGCCAATGACGGGGCCATTTCCGCAACCGCTTTAACCGGCGCAGCGGCAAGCCCACCGATGGGCAGCGTGGCAAGTATCTGCCCACCAACGCGGCCAATATCCGCAGGCAGGCGGTCACCGTAATCGGCGGTGTACTGAGCCTTCCGGCGGTCAATGCTGGCTTGAATGTCGGCTTCGCGCGAAGGAGGTTTGCCCGTTACCAACGTACTGAGGGTCTGTTCGCGCGGCGACATGTAGTCAAGACCGCGCGCGCCTAGCAGCGCGGCGGTATCTGTTACGTCCGTAACGCCTCGAAGGATACCCGCAGGCAACGCCGCCAAGTTCTTAGGCGTTTCTTTTACGCCGCGAACAAAAGCGTCCGTAAAGTCGCCAGCAAAACCTCTAGCCGGGGCTTCGGGCGCAGCGGCAACAGCAGCGGGCGCGGCTTTAGCCGCAGTCTCGCCAAACAACTCAGGTTTCATGCTTCTGAATTTTTCAAAAGCCTGTTCTTTTGTCGCGCCTTCAGGGCCTGTAACGCTAAATTTTTGGCCGGAAGGTGATGTGAACGTAAATTCAGCCATCAGTTTTCCTCTATGGTCCAGCCATCAGATTTTGCAGGCGCGGATTTTATACCCGCATATTGCGCGTCAAAAGAATTTTTAACGGATTTCTTCGCCCGTTCAAGATCCGCGATATACCGGTCAAGTTTTTCTCTAAACGCGGTCTTGCCTTGCGATTGCGCCAACGCCGCTGCCGACGCTTCCAAGCGTTTGCCTTCAGTGTCGGACACGTTACCCAACGCGCCGCCCGTGGGCGAAGCATTACGCATTTGTTGAAGCGCTTCAAACCCGGCTTTAGCAATAATCTGGTCAAGATCGGCTTGCGCCGAAGTTGCGTCTTCCCTTGTGCTTCCAATACGGCCCATTATGCCGCCCGTGATGTACCCTAAACCTTTGTGCGCTTTAAGATTTTTAGCCCGCGCAATTTGCGCGTCAATATCTCCAATAGACGTATCAACGGCAACTTTAGCCACAGGCTGCGATATTTCCAGATCAACACGCGCTTTTTGCTTTTGCAAATCCGCTTGATACGCCAGTTTTTGCGCTGGCGTTTCAATAGCCGCTTCTTCTTTTGGCGTCAGCGTTTTAGTTTGTTCCGTAGGCGCGCCAACAGGACGACCAAAAGCGTCGTAATTTTGCGTAGAAATTTGACCGCCAAGATCGGTCGGCGTCTGCTTTTGTTTCAGCAAATCAACAACCTGCGGGCCGGAAAGCCCTATGCTCGCCGCCGTCCACCGCTGCGGGTCTGATGCAAAATCCTGCTGCGCTTTGGCGATGGCCTGCTCGCGGCTAAGGCCCATGTGAGACATGAGCTTACCCAGAGAAGGATGGTCAAACATGGCCGCAGCAAACAGCCCGGCGTCTTCCGGTGTGCGAACAGTGGGGGCAAAAGTACGAAATGTTGCCAAATCTTTATCGACAACTTCGCTATTGACTTTGGACAAATCCACTTTCTTTTTTTCGGTGTCCGTAAACGCGTTAGCCGCGCCAAGCGCCGTCGCAGCAGGGCCAAGATTACCTGTTGCGGCCAACCGGTTAGCCGCCGTCGTCAAGTCTGGCATTTGCGGGCCATATTTATCGGTTACAACGGACCCACGAATAGCTTCAAGAAGCGCGTTCTGATCTGCGGTTGCCCGCGCTCGCGCTGCGGCTGCGGTTGCCATTTCCTGCCTAGCGGCCTGCATCTTAATTGCGGTAAGCTGCTGGTCCTGCGCCAACCCGCGCGTCTGCATTTCCCGCAATTTGTTCAAACCAACCGTTTGCGTTTGCGCTTGTTCTAGCTGCTGCATACGCAGGAAATTCTGCATGGGATCAGGAGCTTGATAAAGCTGCTGTTGCGGGATACCGATGTTATAATCGACCATTACGTCACCTTTGGCGCGTTAGCGGCGTTCATAGCGGCCGTCCGGGCGTTGTATCCCTGCATATTGTTGTAATTCATATACATGTTTGCGCCGCTGCTCAGCGCGTTCGTCAACGCGTTTCCGGTGTTCATATACGCCGAGGCGTTTGCTGCGCCCGTCGCGGCCGCAGCCTGACCTAGACCCTGCCCCAAGTTGCCCGCTGCGTTTGTCAGCGTATTGGCAGCGGTCTGCCCCGACCCCATGAGGCTTTGAAGCGGATTGAGTTGGTTGGCGCGGTTGGTCTGGTAGCGGTTGTAGGCGTTGCCATACTCTTGGCTCGCCATACCCTGACCGTAGTCCGTGATGCCCTTTAGCGTTGAACCAGACGACAGCAGACCTTTAGCCGCTGCTGAGTTCTGCAAGCCCTTCATGCCTTCCGACAGACGAAAGGCGTAACCGGGGTCGGCTTGATAGTCGGCCATGCTGAAGTCGCGCGCGTATTTGCCGAAGTTGGGGTCATTCGGGTTGACCGTGACACCGGAGTCTGCGCCGGGGCTAAGGCCCAGCAAGGTCATAAGCCTGTTCTGCGCCGTCATGCCGCCCTGACGGAACGGCTCCTGAAGCTCAGTCTGCTTGTCAAACATCTCACGCTGCACAGCAGCGGAGGCGTCAATGCCAGCCTTCTGCGCGCCAGCGGCTTTGCTTGAACTGTAGATGGACGCGCCAGCGCCTACAACGGCGCTGGCGGCTATGGCTGAGGCAACAAAAGTCATGATGCAATCCTTTTCAGTTCCTCAACCGACGCGATCATGCCCATATCATCGTAGCTAGGCGCGATAAGTTCGGCTTCCATCTTATCAAGGTTTTCTTCGCCTGTAAATTTGGTCATGTGAACCGTGACCCAGATCGTGTCTTCTTCAGCATAAACGGCGCGTTTGAGGCCAACTTCGGACACGAACATGCAGGGGCCTTCGAAGAATTTCGGCCCAAACTCCGTCGAGACCGACACCCGGCCTTTCAGAATGAAGTTCAGGTGCTGGTGCCGGTGAATTTTGCCAATGACGAGCGTCCCCTTCGGGATGAATATCTGGCGGGCGTAGGTGCCGCAGCCGTACTCTTCGTGGATCGGCGTGTACGTGTGCGTCAGCGTGCAGGACGGGGCCGCGTCCACGGCGGCGTCTTCGGCGACAAGCTCCAACATACGCTCCTGCGCGCCGAGGATTTTTTCCCTGAACGCGACCTTGTCGTGCGTGTTGGCAAACGTAACGTCAGACATTGTCAATCCATCCTTGCGCAAGCCGGATCTTGTCGTCGGTCTTGATGTGGCCGAGGTCCGTCAACGACGCCATGTCGGCTTCGGTCAGGCCGTGCTCGGCTAGGAACAGTTCGTAGTCGGTCACGCCCACGGCTCAATATTCCACGATCACGATACCGGACCCGCCAGCGCCGCCAGTGCTGGGGGTGCCGCTGCCGCCAGCGCCGCCTGCGCCCGTGCCAGCGGCACCAGCGCCTGCGGTGCTACTTGCAGAGTCTCGTAGCCCCAACCCCGCACCGCCAAATATTGAAGACCCACCGTTTCCTGAAGTTCCGCGCGAAACGCCGCTGACACCGTTGCCGCCGTTACCAGCACCACCAGAAAAATTAATGTCGCCGCCAGTTGCGGTGCCGCCAGCGCCGCCGATGCCAGGTTCACCCGAAACAAATGCGGGAGACAACCCGCCGGTCGCGGAGCAATATGCGCCGAAAGACGAAGTGACCCCGTCCGTGTTGGCCGCGCCGCCCGTGCCAACGGTCACAGCAACCGTGCCAGCAGGGGTAAGCCCGGTGATTACCTTGATAGCCGCGCCGCCAGCGCCGCCGCCACCTTGAGACGTGCTGTTGGTTGACGATCTGCCGCCCGCACCGCCACCGACAACAGTAACCTTAACTTTTGTCACACCCGCAGGGACGGTAAACGTGCCACTGGACGTAAAAACCTGCATGGTAGGAATTAACGACCGGGCGCTAGACCATGTCGTGCCATTGCTGGTCAGGACGTTCCCTGAAGTGCTGGGCGCAATTAACTGCACGGCAGAGATGCCATTGCCCAAAAGAACCGAATTGGCCGTAAGCGTAGACAGGCCGGTGCCGCCGCTGCCCGCGCCAAGCGGCGTGGTCAAGCTGACGATGTTGCCGTTGGTGATGGAGCCACCGTAGACGATATTGTTAATGAGCTGGAACGTCGTGCCGTCGTACTGCACCCACGTCAGCTTGCCGATCTGGATGTCGCCCGCCGTCAGCGTCGCGCTGCCGTTCTTGGTAATCGACTTCGTCGCCAAGCCGTCAATGCTGAGCGTTGCGGCCGCCGTGTTGCTGTTGGCCGCAATGAAGGCGTACGTCGCGCCCGCTGCGTAGGCGGTGAGGGACGGCGTTGCCACCGCTGCGATGGCGTTCGTGCCGGTGACGCTGCCCAGCAGCGAGTTGATGCTGTAGGGGTCGTTGATGGCCGGAAGGCCGTCGTAGGTGCCGACCAGCACGTCCGCCGAGGTCTTGACAATAAACTTGTAGAGCGACCCAGCCACCAGCCAAGTCTCGTTGGCCGTGCGCCCGGCGGCGTCCAAGATGATCGGGTTCGTGTTGGCGACCGCGCCGGTCGAGGTCGTGTAGGTGGCCGCTGGCGTGGTCGTGCCAGCCGCGTAGGTGTAGACCTTGCCGCCGGTCAGCGGGTTGCCGTTGTCGTCGAAGAACTGCGCTCCAGCGCCAGCGAAGGATGACAAATTGTAAGAGGTCATGTGTCCGTCCTATGCTATCTGGGTCACGTTCAGAAGGATGCTGGCGGCAGACGGTGCGGTTATGGTCGTGTTAGCAGCAATCGTACGAAGCTGCGCTACCCCGCCGAAGGAATTACCGTAAA